GTGCTGCATGAATTCCCGTTCCGTGACATCCCGCAGGGCGAGGATCTGGGGCGCGCAGCACGTGGGTTCAATATCACCGCGCTGTTTGTGGGCGACACCGCGGTGGAACGAGCCAAACAGCTAATTGACGTGCTGGAGAGCCCGGACGCGGGCATGCTGGTGCACCCGTGGCACGGCTCGCACCTGGTGCAGCTATCAGGCAAGGCGCGTGTGCGCTGGCCACGCTTTGCGGGTGGCCGAGTCAGCATTGAGCTGACACTGGTAGAAGCCGGCGAAACACCGGCCGATGCCGTTCGACCGGACACGGATGCAGGGCTGGCCAGCGCCTGCGATGCTGCCCAGGCGGCTACAGATGCCGCACTGGCCAAGGACTTCCTGGCCGAGATTGACGGCTACCTGGATGAAGCCATCGCCACGGTAGACGCCGCCTGTGCCGCAGTGGAGGCTTTCATGGCGCCGCTCGAGCGCGCAGAAGCGCAGCTGGACCGCCTGATTGCCGGGGTGAACCACATTATCAACGCCCCGCTGAAAATCGCGGCCAAGCTAGCCAGCCGCATCAGCAATGTACTGGGCAAGCTGGCCAACCCGTTCAGCGGCCTGTCTGCCTGGAAAAAACTGATGCGCGGGCAAAACCCCTGGGCGCTGCCTAAAAGCGGTGTAGCCAGCAGCAGCCGGCCAGCGTGGGCAAGCAGCAGCAACATTGCCCGCGCCACCATGACCAGCAGTACCACCCTGCCGGCCATGCCGCCCAGCCTGGCGCACTGGGTGCGCCGTACGCTGGTGATCGAGGCCGTACGTACCATCCCCACCGCCAGCTTTACCAGCAAGGCAGAAATCGCCGCCGCCCGTCAAACCGTACTGGCCCAGCTGGCCACCGAGGCCAATGCGGCGCCGGATGATCTGTTCCCCGCCATACAGGCGCTGCGCGCCGCCGCGGTCGTGTCGCTACAGGCGCGGCTGCCTACCGCCCGGGAAGTCACCACACTGGTAACACAGGCCACGCTGCCGGCGCTGGTACTGGCTTACAAGGCCAACGGCACGCTGGATGCGGCCGATGATCTGGCAACCCGCAACAGCGTGAGGCACCCAGGGTTTGTACCGGCCGGTAGCGTGGAGGTGCTGCGCGATGGCTGATATATGCGAGCTGAAGGTTGGCGGCCAAATCTACGGCGGCTGGGAAGACATCCGGATCCAGCGCGGACTGGAACAGATCAGCGGGCAGTTCTCGCTGCAGCTGTCCGAACGCTGGCAGGCGCAAGCCACGCCACGGCCGGTACGCTGCGGCCAGGCCTGCGTGGTGACCATCGGCGGACAGCCAGTGGTCACGGGCTGGATAGACAATGTCCGCCCGGACTACGACGCCACTAACCACACACTGGCCGTGGCCGGCCGCGACAAAACCGGCGACCTGATCGACTGCAGCGCCATACACAAGGCTGGGCAGTGGAAATCCAGCAGCCTGAAGCGCATCGCACTGGATCTGCTCAAGCCCTACGGCATCGATGTGGTAGTGGGTCCCTATGCCGAACGCACAGCCAACGCGGTGCTGCCGTCTTTCAAACTGGACGAAGGCGAAAGCGTCTTCGACTGCCTGGAGCGTGCCGCCCGGCTGGCTGGCGTGATGATGTGGACCGACGGCCGCGGCCGGCTGGTAATCGACCTGCCGGGCAAGGCCATGGCGCACACCTCGCTGATGGAGGGCGTCAACATCCTGCGCTTCAGCGGAGAGATGAGCTGGGCCGAGCGCTTCAGCCACATCACCGTGAAGGGCCAGGCACGTGGCCAGCACAACAGCAAGGGCACCGCCAGCGATACGGTGGTGAGCCGCTACCGGCCGCTTATTGTGCTGGCCGAAGACCAGGCTCACGGCCCCAACGCCCAGCAGCGCGCGGCCTGGGAAGCCACGGTGCGCGCTGGCCGCGGCAACCGCGCCACCGTCCGGGTACGAGGCTGGCACCAGGATAACGGCGTGCTGTGGGCGCCAGGCCTGCGGGTCACGGTTTACAGCCCCACCGTGCGGCTGGACGGGGAAATGCTGATCGTGTCCTGCAGCTACCTCAAAAACGCCCAGGACGGCACCGTGTGCGATCTGGAAATCACCGACCCGCGCGCCTATGACCGGCTGGCTGGCATTCGCACTGCTGCGCTTAAAGCACCGCGCCGTGGCAAAGGCGGCCTGTCGGCCAACCAGGACACCCACAAGCAACCCGAAGACTGGAGCACGCTATGAACGCGATGGCCAAATTACGTCTGATGGTGGCCCGTGGCGTGGTGAACCTGATTAACGACGCCGGCGGCCTGCAGCAGCTGCAGGTAGAGGCACTGGATAGCGAGCCGCTGGATGGCGTGGAGCGCGTGCAGAACTTTGGCATGACCAGCCACCCACCGCGCGGGTCCATGCCGGTGCTGGTGGCAGTGGCAGGCAGCCGCGACCACATGGTGGCCGTGTCCGTGGACAACGAAGAGCACCGGCCACGCGACCTGCAGGAAGGCGAAAGCGCCATGTACAACGCGCATGGCGTGAGACTGCTGTTCGACCAGGACGGCAACGCCACGCTGAACTGCAAGAACTTCATCATCAACGCCAGCGACGGCATCCAGGCTAACACCCCGCTGGCCACCTTCAGCAAGGCGCTGACCGTGAACGGGCTGTTCAGCTTCAAGGCCGGCCTGGCTGGCGAAGGCGGTGGCGCGATGGCCGGCAACTTCACCCATACCGGTGGCAGCTTCACCAGCAACGGCATCACTTACCACACCCATACCCACGGCAACGTGGAGCCGGGCAACGGTAATTCCGGGGGGCCGCAATGATCGTCCGTCGTGTTGTTGTAGACCTGACCGAGCCGCTGCCGCTGGCAGTGCTGGCCGACCCAGTAGACGGCGCCATCATCCTGAGCCTGTTCTGTGACGCCCGCGACGATGCGGCCAACCCCACCGACCCGCGCGGCTGGTGGGGTGATGCGCTTAGCGATGGCGACCGCTGGGGCGGACGCTTGTGGACGCTGGCCAGCCGCGCAAAAAACACCACCGCTACGCTGCGCGAGGCCGAGGAACAGGCCAGAGAAGCCTTGCAGTGGATGGTGAAGGACGGCGATGCCGGCACCATCAGCGTGGCCGCCAGTGCCCCCGATGCTGAAACCCTGCTGCTGTCCATCACCATCGATGGCCAGCGCATTGATCTGGAGATACGTTCATGAGCATGACGCGGCCAACCTTGCCGGAACTGACGCGCCAAGCGGCGGCCGAGCTACCGCTGGCCGGCGCCGACGATACCTTGCGCCGTAATCTGTATACGCCACTGTCTGCTGCGCTGGCTGGCGCCGTGCATGGCCTGTATGGCTACCAGGACAACATTGCTGCCGAGCTTTTCCCGGAAACTTGTAGCGAAGAGCGACTGCTGACTGTCCACGCGCCGTTCTGGCTACCTGACACAGGCCGCAAGGAGGCTGCACCGGCACAGGGTACGGTGCTGTTGACTGGCAATGCCGGCACGGCCACCGATGCCGGTACCGTATTCAACCGCGCCGATGGTACCCAGTTCGCCCTGCTTGCCGGCGGCGTGATTGCCAGCAACGGCCAGCAGCTGGCCCGCGTGGTCTGCCTGACAGCCGGCCAGGCCGGCAACACCGAGCCGGGCGGCACGCTGCAGCTGGCCAACCCCGTTGCCGGCCTCAACAGCGTGGCCACGGTGCAGACACCCGGGCTGTCAGGCGGCGCCGACATCGAGGACATCGAGGATCTGCGCGCCCGGGTTGTCGCTGCGCGGCGCAATGGCGGCCAGGTTGGCCGCGCGGTGGACTGGGAAGCCTGGGCGATGGAAGTAGCCGGCGTCACCCGTGCCTGGGCGGCCCCCAAGTTGATGGGTGCAGGCAGCATGACGGTTTACTTCATGCGCGATGACGATGCCGACCCCTACCCTGATGCGGCCGAACAGGCTGCCGTGCAGGCCCACCTGGAAAGCACCGGTACGCCGTGGGGTGAGCTGTTTGCCGTGGCGCCGGTGCGCAAGCTGGTACCGATGTCGATCAAGCTGGTACCGGACAACGCCAGTAACCGCGCGGCGGTAACCAAGGCGCTCACAGCCCTGTTCAGCCGCGAGGCCTCGCCGGTTGTACGCGACAGAGAGGGCCGCACTGCGCTACCTGTGTCCGGCGTCACCATTCTGCGCAGCCACATCACCGAAGCCATCAGCGGCGCCACCGGCGAAGACGACCACACCCTGAGCGTGCCAGCCGGCGATGTGGTGTGTGCAATTGGCGAGCTGGCCGAACTGGGGAGCATCGCATGGCTGTAAGCGCTGAACAGTACGCCCAGCAACTGGCCAACCTGCTGCCACCCGGGGCGGCACTGTCCGCAGAGCCCGGCAGCGAGCTGGCCGAGCTGCTGGCCCGGCTGGGCAAGTTTCTGGCAGGTGCGCACAACCGCGCAGAGCAGCTGCTGGATGAGGCCACGCCGTGGCACACGCTTGAACTACTGCCGGAATGGGAAACCTCGCTGGGTCTGCCGGATAGCTGCAGCGTAGGCACCCCCACGCTGGCCGAGCGCCGCGCATCGCTGGTTGCCAAGCTGACCGATGTTGGCGGTGCCCGCATCGCGCGCTTCGTGCAAATCGCCGCTGCGCTGGGGTATTCCGGCGCCAGTACACGGCGTTTCGCAGCGCACACGTGCGAATTCAGCTGTGAAACCCCGCTATACAGCGAGGACTGGCGATTCAGCTGGCAGCTCAGAGTGCCCACAGCCGTTAACGCGAAAGACAGCACGTGCGAATCGGGGGCAGAAGACCCAATTCGGGTGTGGGGCAATTCCCAGCTGAGCTGCATTCTGGCGCGAGAGTGCCCGCAGCCGGCTACCGTTTTAATCAGCTACGGAGCATGACGATATGCAACGAGTAGGACCTGGCCGCAACCCCGCGCTGGACAAGTTTGGCACGGGCAAACACGGCTTCACCGCGGGCAACCCGCAGACCGGCACGCCGGCCACCACGCCGGGGGTCGAGTGGTTTGACGCAGTGCAAGAAGAGCTTGCCAGGGTCGTAGAAGGGGCTGGCATGACACTGGACCCTGCCCGGCACGACCAATTGCTGGTTGCGATCAAGCAGATTGTATGGGGGGGGCTGAATCGGCCAACGACCCTGGCTGGTTACGGTATTGATGATGGCTTACGTCGCTATCGTGCGGGCCAGCCGCTACCGACCAGCGACCTCGGCCCGATCTGGCACGACGATTACGCCAGTCTGATGACCTGGAAAGCGTTCAACCTCAACGGTGCCAGCTATACCGGCTACGCCAGTGTGCTGGTCGGCAATCTTCTGTTTGATACACAGCCAACGCCTCGCACTGGCTACATAAAGTCAGGTGTGCAAAACCTCAACCGCACAGCCTACGCCGCGCTGCGGGGTTGGGCGATGCATAACGGCGTGCTGGTCGCGCCTGACACCTGGGTCGCTGGTGCCATCGCCATGGCCGACAACAACGACGGCAGCACCTTCCGGGTATTCGACGTGCGCGGGGAATTCCCACGTTTCTGGGACGATGGCCGCGGGGTTGATAGCGGCCGAGTGCTGGGCAGTGCGCAGTCTGGTTCTCGGCATGTCGCGTATACATACGGCAGCCACGGGCAAGGCAGGGCTGGCGCGTGGTGGGCTGACTATCTAAGAGACGACGCAGTAAGCGGCGGGCTGGAGGAGCTAAAGACGGTAGATGGCACTGTTATAGGTGGCAACGGTCACGCCATCGCTGATCCCGCTTATGCAGGCAACGGCGCGCACACGCTTATCGTCTCTGGCACCAGTCGCCCACGCAACGTCGCCTTGCTCGCCAGCATAAAATTCTGAAGAGATCATCATGCCAAAAACAATTTACCACTACCACCCCAAAACGGGCGAGTACCGCTGGGCCGGCGTGGCCGCCCCGTCGCCACTTGAAGCTGATGCCTGGCTGATGCCAGCATACGCCACGCCAGCGCCGCCACCTGCACCTGGAGCGCGCGAAGTTGCGCTATACCGCGACGCGGACGGGAATGTGCCGGCCGACCATGCCACCGGCGACTGGCAGCTGCTGCCTGACTGGCGTGGCGTGGCGCTGTACGCCACCGCTGACGGCGCGCCAGTGGCCACTGATGTGCCTGGGCAGGCCCCTGCAGACATCGGCGCATGCGAGCATCCACGCCCCGATCCAGGGCATGTGTGGCGCAACGGCGCGTGGCTCATCGATACCGCCGCGTGTGGCGCGTGGCTACAAGCGCTGCGCACCAGCCGGCTGGCCGCAGTCAACACCTGCTGCGATGCCGCTTTGAAGGCGCTGACCATCAGCTACCCCGAGCGCGAGATCAGCAGCTGGCCGCAGCAGGAGCGCGAGGCGCGTGCGCTTGCGGCCAGCCCAGGTGCCTCCGTTCCGCTGTTGGCTGCCATTGCTGCTGCGCGTGGCCTCGATGTCTCTGTGCTGGCGGTGCGGGTGCGCGAGAAATCCGACGCCTTTGCCATCGCCAGCGGAGCTATTATTGGCCGCCGTCAGGCGCTGGAAGATGCCTTGGCTGCTATTGACCTGTCCGCACCAGATGCGGCAAGCCGCATCGAGGCAGTGCAATGGGGCGCTTGATCCTGCTGGGTTTATGGCTGGCCGCCCTGATGGCGGTAGTGCTGGCGCTGGCCATGTCACTGCTGCAACTAGTGGCCGGCAATCGCCGCGCCGTGCGCGTGTTTGTCGGGGCGGACCAGACGTTGAACGCAGCCATAGGAGGCAGCGAAGACGAAACCATCAGTTCACGGGCGGGGAAAGGTGCGCGGCGTGGGGTGTGGCGCTACTGCATGTTATGCAGGCTGCTTGATTTGGTAGATCCTGGACACTGCGAGCGTAGTATTGAACCGGACGAAGGCAGACTGCCCCACAGCTAGCCCTCGCAAAAAACCCGCCTTATGGCGGGTTTACTTTATTCGACTTCGCTTTTAAGCCGACTTGTTACGCTTGGCATACGCAGCCAACAAAGCGCATGGCATTGCATTTTCCAAAACAAAAAGTCTTACGTCATTTTTCGAAGCAAAATTAAGAGCGCTTCACGTTCTGCGGCACCGAACTGTTGCCATAGCCGCAACAGTTCATCCGTTTCCGGACTGTTATAGAAAGGTGGGGGGGGACATGCAACTTTGCCTGGGGATGCGAACTCCCCGCTCATTTTTTCTGCAATAGCAAAAAGCTCGGATACGCGGTATCCGAATGCGTCTGCCAAAGATGCAAGCAAAACAGGGCTATAGCCTTGCCTATCCCCTTCCAGGTTGCTCAGATTTGACTTTGATGTGTGTGCGCGCTCGGCCAGATCATCCAGCGTCCAGCCCCTTTCCTTACGCATAGCACGTATTGCGGCTCCAATTTTCATCCCTCCTTTTATCGCCTTTTGCATGGTCATATGTTTTGTTTTACAAAACTTGTTGACGGCATTTGTTTTGTGATACTAAACTTTGCGTATGGAATAGTTCAGCGTCACAAAACAAG